CGGGATGCCGGTCGTGGAGTTGATCTTCTTCCCGTTCGGCGGGACGTAGAACTGGACGGTCACGATCCAGAGCATCCCGACATCGTCGGCCAGGTCGACGGAGAACTCCATCGCCTTGCAAGCCGGGAAGTCCCAGTGTGCCACGCCGTAGCCCTGGCCTGTGGAGTTGGCGATCACGATCTTCGAGGTCCGCGGGTTGTCGACGCGGACCCGCCACTTCTCGGTCGGCCGGTAGGATTCGCCGAGCTTCCCGGATAGGCCCCCGGAGGGAAGCCAGTCCGCCTTCACGACAGCCATCAGCCACCCTCCAGAGCGAACGGATACTCGTCGTCGCCGCCGCCCAGGCCGTCGCGGATCTGCTCGAGGACGGAGAGCTGCTTCTCCTGGACGTCCTCGCCGCCGCCGCGCATCAGCCGGAACATCTCCGCGATGCCCTCCTGGGATCGCGAGTCGATGCCCTTGAGGGCCTGATCGTTCCGCAGCTCGGCCGCCGGGGCCGCCGCCGGGGGCGTCGACCTCGAGGCCGTGTCCACCTGGGCGGCCGACTGCTCGGCCCGGGCGATCGCCCCGTCGAGGGCCGTCGTCAGCGGCCCGGCGACGGCGGCGCCGACGGGGGCGGTCGATTCGCCGAACGCCCGCTCGAAGCCGGCCTTCGAGTCGGCGATGTTCTGGTCGATCCCCTTCGTGATCTCCGCGTTGAATGCCTTCGCCCCTTCGACGTAGGCGTCGAGCCCGGAAGTGTCGAGACCGAGGAACCGCCCGCCGGCCCGGAGGAGCCGCGCGATGCCCTCGACGACCGCCCCGAACCCGAGGACGACCACGCCGAGCCCGGCCTCGGCCGCGTTGAACACGCCGGAGAGGAAGCCGGCGATCCGATTCATCGCGTCGGCCACGCTTCCCCACTGCCCGCCCACCTGGGAGACGTACTCCCAGACGCTCGACAGATTGGAGATCAGCCAATCGCCGATCCCGGCCAGGAACCGCGCCCCCTGGAGGATCCCGTCGCCGATCGCCTGGCCGATGTTCGCGCCGCCCATCGAGCCGACCAGGTTCGTGAACGTGTCGGCGACCTCCTTCACGGCCGGGGACAGGTAGGCGACGACCTGGTTCACGACGCCCTCGATCGCCTTGCCGGCCATCGTGAAGGCGTCGTTCATCGCCTCGACGTCCTGCCCCTGGGCGTTGGTCAGCGTCAACCCCAGCCGCTCGGCCTGCTCGCGGGCCTGGGCGATCCCCTCGGCCCCCTGGGAAAAGAGCGGGAGCAGATCGACGCCCGACCTGCCGAAGATCTGGACGGCCGCGGCCGCCCGCTGGGCCTCCGTCGGCAGCTTCGCGATCGCCGCCGCGATCGCGTCGAACCGCTCCGAAGCCGACATGCCCCCGAGCTGGTCCACCGAAAGGCCGAGCCCGGCGAAGGCCGCCTGGGCCACCTTCGAGCCCTGCGACGCCTTGACGAACATGATGTCGGCCTTCGTCGCGGCCTTCGCGATCGTCTCCATGCTGACGCCGGCCAGGTCGCCGGCGAGGGCCAGCCCCGAGAACTCGCCGAGCGTCATCCCGAGCCGGGCCGCCAGTTTGCTTTGCTGGTCGATCACCTCGGCCTGGGCCTGCCCGTAGGAGACCATCGAAGACACGCCGCGGCTGACAGCCCCGGCGACGGACGCGAACAATTGCGCCCCCTGGATCGCCACGAGCGCGGTCATCCCGCTCCGGAGACTGCCGACGGCGGCCTCCATCTTCGACATGCTGCCGACGGCCTGATTCACGCCCGAGACGAGCCCGCTCGTCGAGGCCGTGAATACTGCGCGTACCTTGCCGATGTCCGCCATTTCCGCTCCCTCTTCAGCCCGGGCAGGGCGGCCAGGGCCGCCTCGATCTCCTCGTCGGTCTGCGGCACCGCCGGCCGGCTTTCGTCTCCCTCGCGATAACTGGGCAGGAACCGCTCCTCATCGCCCCGGTCATACCGGCACCCGAGCGCCGCCCGGATCAGGGCGGTCATCCGCCCGGCCCGCCGCCACGGGTTGCCCCACGGCTCGACCCGGTAGTAGGCCGCCCACCGCGCCAGTTGTGACCGCGTGATCCGTGGTTTCAGTTCCTCCTCGACGTTGATCTCGCCCGCCTCCAGAGCCAGCCGGTAGAGCATCAGCTCGAGCGGCTGGCGTCGGAGTTTTTTTCCAGTTCCTCGACCTCGTCCTCGGTCGGCCCGGCCATGAGCTTCATCGCCGCCTCGGCCACCTCGGCCACGCCGGCGGCCGGCATCATCGCCACGGCGTCGAGGCCCTCGTCGCCCGGCGGGATGATCGGCTCGCCTTTCTCGTTGACGAGCATGATCTGGAGCAGCCGCGCGGAGAACGGGGCGTCGGCCGCCTTGTTCCGGTTGCAGTACATCCGCCAGATGTCGAGGTCTTCGGCGGTCGGGTCTTTGATGAGGACCGTCCGCTTCCACGCCTTGCAGAAGTAGGGCATCGGGGCGCCGGGCGTCCCGAGCGCGAGGAGATCGTCGAACGTCGTGATCGTCGTCATGTCATCGCCTTCCTGTGAGCTGGAACGAGCAGGAGCCGGTGGCAAACTCCCCCTTCCTGCCGGAATGACTCCAGCGGGTGAGGATCGCCTCTCCGGAGTAGGTGTTCCCGGGGGCCGAAAACGTCAGCAGCCCGCGCATCCCGACGTCCGTGATCGCGAACGACGGCGGCCCCCAGAACTGGAAGGACGCCGTCGCCGATTCGATCGAGGTACAGTCCCATTCCTTCAGGACCCGCGAGGCCTCTCCGTAGCCGACCACCTGGCTGTCACCGTGGGTGACGTCCTGGAGTTGACCGGCCTGCGCCTCTGAGTCAAACCCGGTCAGCGCGCCGATCTGGACGCCGGCGAAGGTGACGATGCACGGATGGGAACTGGGGGGCAGGGGCACGGATCACCCCCGGATCAGGACAGGACCTGCTCGAACGTGGCCGAGCCCTCGACGAACGCGCCGGTCTTTCGGCTGATGCCCGACGCCGTGCACCGGTAGGTCCCAGTGCCGCCGGTCGTGGTGAGCGTGCCCTCGGCACCCTCGGTCGGGCCGGTGGCCGTCCCGTAGGCCCGGAACTGGATCGTCACCTTCTTCGGGTCGGCCGGCTCCTTCAGCGGGGCGTTCGCGTAGACCTTCTCGCTGCCGTCGGCGAGGTCGAGCGTCGAGAGGTCCACCCGCTCGCGGCTCGGGGCCGAGCCCTCAAGGCTAATGTCCATGCACTTGTAGGTCGAGCCGGCGAAGGAGAACGTCGTCCCCTGCGAGCTGATCCAGGTCACGGGATCGGGCATGGTCATTCCTCCCAGGTGATCGCGTAGGTCTGTTCGACGATGTAGGTCGGGATGTCGCGGCCTTCGAGGAACACCGCGTCGCCGTCCTGCTGGCCGGTAATCGTCGTTTCGTGAATCTTCAAGTCGCCCGCCACCCCGGTAAAGTTTCGGAGCGCGGCCCGAATCAGCCGGGCAAGCTGCTTCGCCTGGAGGTAGCCGTCGGCGCAGATCGAGACGGAATAGGTGCCCTGCACCAGGGTCACGGAGCCGAATCCCTCGTCGAGGGTCTGGAGGTCCTCCTGCCCCGCCTGGCCGTACATCACGAACGGCGGCAGGACGCCCTCGGGGACGGCCAGCGGGTAGGCCGGGCAGCCGGCCGCGGCCTCGATCGTGTCGCGGAGCCAGCCCTCGGTGTAGTTCGTGGGGATCGGCATGGGGTCACCTCTTGCGGCGGAAGCCAGGGTTGCCGCCTGGGTTCTTCCCGGCGGCCAGTTCTGCGCAGGCCTTGCTGAGGGCCTTTCGCATCTCGCCGACGAGCATCTTCGACGCCGGCTGTTTGACCTGGGCGTAGGTCCGATCCATGATCTTTCGGGGCTCGATCTGGGTCGTCCCGAACTCCAGCCAGATCGCCTTCCGGCTTTCGGTGCCGTACTTGTAGCCAAGCCGCCCGATCACGAAGCCGTCGCGGTTCTTGCCGACGTACTTGGAATTTACGGTCGCCGCCCGCCGCAGGGCTCCGGCGATGTTCTTGATCTTGCCGGAGCCCTTCGTGAACCGGCCTCGCGTGTCGCGGGTCACCGCCGACGCGCGGAGCGTCTTCTTTCTCTTCGGGGTGTTTTTCCGCAGGACCGGGACGCCGGTCTTCAAGGCCCGTTTCATCGCGGCCCCGAGATGCTTTTTCGCGATGTTCCGCGGCAGCTCGTCATAGCGGGCCATGAGCGCCCCTACCTGGCCCGACATGCCCCGCCAGTTGAGCGCGATCATGTCGCCTGCTCCTCGACGGTCAGCTCGTGTTCCTCGCGGGCGCCCTTCTCGACGACCGCGGAGATGTAGAGGAGCCGGTCGCCACGGCTCACCCACCGCAGCCGCCAGTTCCCGCGGAGGCCCTCGACGTAGCGGATGCGGACGGTCGCCTGGGTCGAGCCGCCGATCTGGCCGCGCCGCTGCTGCTCCGAGTAGCTGACCGCCTCATAGGAGCCGTAGACGCGGCCGACCTCGGTCCACGCCTGGACGCTCTCGCCGAGCGCGTTCCGGGTCTCGGTCGGCGATTCGATCGCGAACACCTCGCGAAGCAGTCCGGACGGGAGCCCCATTTCACCAGCCCCCGTCGTGGGATTCGCTGGCGAGCAGGGCCTCGAAGGCCTGCGGCAGCTCGACCGCCGTGTCCTCCGCGAGGACGCCGCGGTTCTTGAACAGGTGCTCGACGTACATCAGCAGGGCCGCGCGGATCTGCGGGGCGACGGGCGTCCCGGGGGCCACGCCCCCCCAGTAGGTCGCGACCACCTTCCCGACCGTGCCGGTCGGCAGCGTCACGGTCGCCGGCATCGCGTCGGCGTCGACCTCGAGGTCGCCGGCCGCCACGGCCAAGCCGTCCACCGTGACCGCGAGCGGGTAGGTCGCGTCCACCAGCAGCGGCGGGGCGGCAAGCGTCAGGACGGCCGGGGCCGTCGCCCAGGTCGCCCGGTACTGGGTCGCGACGAGCGTCTGGCCGAGCCGCCGCTCGATTAGCCGGCGACCGGCGGCGATCTTCCCCAGGAGGAGCGTGTCGTGGTCGGCCTGGTCGGGCATCAGGCCGACCTGGGCCTTCGCCTCGACGAGGCTCACGGGCTCGATTACCGGCCACTGGATCACACGGAGGGTGTCTGGTTTCATGCCTGGGTCACCGAGTGGAGGTAGTTCGGCTGGGCCGTCGTGAGCGTCACGGTGCCCCCGAGGAAGATGTCGGCGTAGACCTTGCCGCCCTGCTCGCGCTCGTGCCAGGCTTCGATCCGGAACGACCGCGGGTAGGCGACGTAGCGCGAGTCGAAGTCGAGGCCGGAGATCCCGTAGAACGTGGCCGGGACGAACGTCAGCGTCACCACCCGCCGGCCGGAGCCGTCGGTCGTGATCGTCTTCGGGACGACGATCGTCTTCCCGGCGTCGGCCG